CATGATGATTACTGACGTCAAGTGCCGAGCGGCAGAGAGCTGGTTGCGCGATATTTTACTTGATGAAGGTACGCCACCTTGGAGCATGGCACCCACGCCGCTTCCTACGCTTGACCCAGACACAGTAAAAGAGATTCAGGACGGGTTCTCTCAAGAGGTTATCAAGCTGATTGAGACGACGATGCAAGCGCCAACCCCCGAAGAACTGCGTGAACTGAAGGAGATGGTGGCACAGGACTACCGCTTTAAGATCCTACGTGAGGCGCAGAACAGAACGGATGGGATGATCCGTAAGATCAAGGACCAGTTTGCTCAGGGCGGTTGGCCTGAGGCGTTTAACGATTTCATCACTGACTTGGTCACCTTCCCCTGTGCGTTTGTTAAAGGCCCGATTGTACGTAGGCAGAAAGTTCTCAAGTGGGAAGTAGACCCGCAGACTGGTAAGACAAACCCCACAGCTGCTGAAATCATTGCGCCTGAGTACGAGCGTGTCGATCCTTTTCATATCTATCCCGAGCCGGGTATTACCAACTTCAACGAAGGATATCTTTTCGAGCATCACAAGATGCCGCGTGCTGAGCTTGCTGACTTGATTGGCGTGCCCGGTTACGATGACGATGCGATCCGTAAAGTGCTTGAGATTGGTAATGGTCAGAGCTGGATAACCGATTCGTACGAGCTAGCCAAGGACGAGGAAGAGTCTAAGTTCTATACTGAGATGCGACCCACCGAAGTGTTTGATGCGCTTGAGTTCTGGGGATCTGTCAGTGGTGAGATGCTTATTGAGTGGGGCATACCTGAAGAAGAGATTGATGACCCTGCTAGAGAGTACGATGCGAACGTGTGGATTGTGGGTAACTACGTAATCAAAGCGATTCTGAACTACGATCCGCTAGGCGAGAAGCCATACAGCAAGACGTCTATGTTTAAAGTCCCCGGCGCATTTTGGGGACGCGGCATTCCAGAAGTTATCGAGGATGTTCAGAACGTCTGTAACGCAGCTGCTCGCGCACTGGTTAACAACATGGGTATCGCTTCAGGTCCACAGGTCGAAGTCAACATCGAGCGCATACCGCCTAACGAAGACATCACCAACCAGTACCCGTGGAAGATCTGGCAGGTTACGAACGATCCGGTTGGGTCAAGCGCGCCTGCGGTTAGGTTCAACCAGCCCAATGACAACGCGGCGACTCTGATCGGTGTGTATGAAAAGTTCAGTATGCTTGCTGACGACCACTCGGGCATTCCTGCGTATGTGTCGGGTAACATCGACGTTCAGGGTGCTGGACGCACAGCGTCAGGGCTATCCATGCTTATGGGCTCTGCTGGTAAGGGCATACGACAGATTGTCATGCACATCGACAACGATGTGATTAAACCGATTGTGCATCGGCAGTACATTTACAACATGCGGTACGACACAGACGAGTCGATTAAAGGTGATGTTCAGATCCAGCCACGCGGCGCGATTAACTTAGCAATCAAGGAAACTACCAACGTACGTAGGATTGAGTTTCTTAACGCGACTGCTAACCCTGTTGATGCTGAGATCATTGGTAAGGAAGGCCGTGCGGCAATACTTAGAGAGATTGCTAAAGGGCTTCAGATGCCTGTTGATGACATCATACCGACTAGAGAGAAAGAACTTTATATGCTTCGATCCGAAGCGAATATGGCTGCACAGCAGGCGCAAGCACAAGCCCAACAGCCAGCACCAGTACCAACACAGCCTGACGGTACTCCGAAAGGTGGAATGCAGGCTAACACAGTTATGAATCGTGATACGGGAGGAGCGGGGTGATAAAACCTGATCCACGCATAATTCAGCAACTTGCATCTATTGCGACCCAACATCCAGACGTTGTGGTGTGGTTGGAGCAATGGCGTCAGCATGAGCTGGAGCAACTTCCGTATGCAACAAACAGTCCGGCACTTTATCAGGGGCGGTGTCAGACATTGAACGAGCTTGTTAAGTTCGTTAAAGAGTCCCCTACAATCATGGCAAAGTCACGATGACTCGCCTTACTTAATTAACGCACACCGATAGGAGCGTAACATATGGCACTACCAGAACAACTTCGCAAACAGACTGAGGCAGTACAGGAACTCTATAAGCAGATGGAAGAATCTGCGGGCGATGAGCAGGCTATTGTGGCCGAGCCGGAGCAAGAAGTTTCCAAAGCCGACAGTGCTGTACAGGAAGATGTACAACAACCCCCTACCAAGATGGAGCAAAAGGTAGAGGAGCCTAAGTCCGAAGAAGATTATGTTCAGAAGTACAAGACCCTACAGGGTATGTACAACGCAGAAGTACCGCGTCTGCATTCTCAGAATCGTGATTTGACTAACCGCGTTCAACAGTTAGAGCAGTTGCTAGCTTCGATGAATGCACAACCTAGTAAGGATGAACCAGCTCAAGAGAAGTATGTCACTGACAGCGATATCGAGGAGTATGGTGATTCTATTGATATGATGCGTAAGGTATCTCGCGAGGAGCTTTCTGCTGCGGCACGTAAAATTGCTCAGTTGGAAGGAACCATTAAGCAGTTACAGTCAAGCGTCGTCCCTCAAGTACAGCAGGTTGCGCAGCGGCAAGCCGCTTCATCCGAACAGCAGTTTTGGTCTGACCTGACTGCGGCAGTGCCCGATTGGAGAGACATCAATGACAATCCCGACTTCCAGTCTTGGTTGTTACAGGTCGATCCACTGACAGGCATTAATCGTCAAACCTATCTTGAGGATGCTCAGCAGAATCTTGACTCTCGCCGTGTTGCGAGCTTCTTTGAGACTTGGTCGGGGTTATCTGGCAAGTCAACTGTTGCTCAAAACAAAAATGTCACTAACTCTGAACTCGAAAGACAAGTAGCTCCGGGCCGCGCTAAAAGCGGTGGAGCACCTACAAACAACTCTGCTAAAATGTACGCACCCGGAGATATCAAAAAATTCTTTGAGGACGTACGCAAAGGTAGATATGTAGGTAAAGAGGCAGAGCGTGATCGGATAGAAAGCGATATCTTTGCGGCACAACGCGAAGGTCGTATTCAAAATGGTTAATTAGTTAAGGAGATTTAACATGAGCTTTCCAGTAGCTTCAGGCCGCGTAAACTACAGCGGCAACTTCATCCCCGAGATTTGGTCGGGCAAATTGATTGAGAACTTTTACGACGCAACCGTATTAGCTGCAATCGCAAACACTGACTATGAAGGTGAAATTCGTAGCATGGGTGACACGGTTAACATCCGTACCACTCCCGAGATCACCATCAAGGACTACGTAAAAGGCCAAGCTATTCAGGTTGAAAACCCTGATAAGCCTAAGCTCCAGCTCGTTATCGACAAAGGTGAGTACTTCGCTTGCGTTGAAGACGATGTTGATCGTATCCAGTCAGATATCAAACTGATGGACACTTGGTCGAAAGACGCTTCTGAGCGTATGAAAATCAAGATTGACCAGCGCGTTTTGGTTGACATGCTTCCTGATATATCTGCGTTGAACAAAGGCGCGACCGCTGGTCGTATTAGCCAGAGCTTCGACTTGGGTACTTCAGGCGCTCCGTTGACTGTATCTAAGGATGGCGCTTCTAGCACCACTTCTGTTATCGACTTGATCGTTGATATGGGTACGGTTCTTGACGAAGCTAACGCTCCTGAGAGTGACCGCTTTATCATCATCCCTGCGCGTATGGCTGGTCTTATCAAGAAGTCTGAACTCAAGGATGCTTCACTTACTGGTGACGGCACTTCTATCGTTCGTAATGGCCGCTTGGGTATGATCGACCGTTTCACGGTTTATGTATCACACAACTTGAACGTATCTGGTTCTGGCGCTGCTGCAAAGTATGACGTCGTAGCTGGACACAAAATGGGCTTTACCTTCGCTTCACAGATGACTGAAATGGAGACTCTCCGTTCAGAAACCACCTTCGGTGACATCATCCGTGGCTTGCAAGTGTATGGCTACAAAGTTGTTAAACCTGAAGCGTTGTCTACTGCTGTAGTAACCTTGAGCTAAAATAGGGGCTTCGGCCCCTAGTTAATTAGGAGATTTAGAAATGACTGCATATACTGACTCATTGGGCTTCGACAAAGGTTCTGCCGCGTTGCCCGTAAATTCTGGCCTGCACCGTTTGTCTTTGGTTTCGGTCGAAATGGACTTCGCTGATATCGTTGCTGCTCGTTCAGCGGCTGGTGTTGCTGCGCTTGTTGCTACTGATACTCTTCAGGTAATTCCTTTGCCTGCTAAGTGTGTTGTACTGGCTGGCGGTATCGACGTAACTTCTGCTGAGACTACCAACACAACGGCTACGTTTGACTTTGGTTTTACTGGTGGTTCACCTGCGGCGGCTAACGCTTATGGTAACGACATTGCGTCTAACGCAGTTGCGTTCACTGGTACTGACCTAGCTAACCCAACCATCGTGACGGCTGCTGATACTGTTGATCTGTTGTTGAACACCGCAGTTCCTACTGACGCAGTTATCCGTTGCTGGGTGCTTGTTGCTG